ATCGCTGCCCTTGTAGACGCGGTACTCGGTGACGTATTCGCCTTCTCCGGCGTTCACGCTGAATTTGGCAACGACGGCAAAGCCCATATCCTCCAGCAGCCACAGCTCCATCGACCGGGCAGCAAACACCGCGCCGATATAGCTGTCGCCCACATCCTCATAGAGAAGCGTCGCTCGCTGTTTGAACAGCTCCGAGCTGCGATAGTCCAAGCTCAGCGCATTTTTGCCGTCTGCGCGGTAGGCATAGACCGTTTCAGCCTTGTTCCAAACGGCTTGCAGCAGGGTGTGATAGTCGATGTTTTCCAGAAACTCGTCGATTTCCGTTTCCGTGTAGCCGACCTCCGTACCCTTGCGGAACAGCGTGGTCAGCGCTTTTTCCAGCTCTGTTACTCTGCTCATGGTAATTCCTCCAATCATTTTAGTGACGCCGCTTTTTCCGGTCAGGGAGGATATGCCCCTCAATGACGGCGGCGTGTTTGCGGATTTTGATTTCTCCGCGCCTCTCAGATGCCTGCGCCTTGGCATATCCCACGTCGGAGAGGAACAACCTCAGCCGTTCGCCCTTTTCACCCACAGGAGATTTCCATGACAGGACATCAAAAATAATCATGTGGCGGGTTTCGTCCATAAAGCGCTCCAGCGCAAGGATGCTGTGACCGCCGACAAAATCATCAGCGTTCATATTCGGCACCTCGCGCTCTGATCTGAAAGGCGGCAAGCCCATAGCGGGCGATCAGAGTGGCGTTGACGATCAGGCGCAGCGCCTCCGGGTCAATGACCTCCGGTTCCGCCAAGTCCGCCATCGTGACGGCCTCCGTCTTGTCGCAGAGGTCGCGCGCTGCCATGAACAGTGCGTAGTTGTGCGGCGAGGTGTTTTTCAACACCGCATAGCCGAACTCAATCCCGTCCTTGCAGAAGCAGTTTGCCGTGCGGCGGTAAATGTCGTCATTAGAGGTCAGCAGGTACATGGCCGCATAATAGGCGTTGGTATCCCTGCGGCGGCGGTAGCCCTGCACGGCGCATTGATACTGCATTCGGCGCTCATGCTGCTCATTGCTCCAAAGGCTTCCGGGATAATGCTTGATCAGCAGGTTCAGGCGCTGGAACAGGCGGCGTTCATGGGGAAATGTCTCTAAGACTGCCTCGCGGTAGCCGACCACACCGGCCTCGATGCGCTCGGCCAGCCACGGGCAGCGCAGGGCGGTACAGCCCAGCTTTTTCACATACTCAGTACAGAGCTGGCAGCTCACATCCTTGGGGGTATATTTGAATGTGTTGATATACATGGCGTCCTCCTTTTGGCATGAAAATAGCGGACAAACAAACTGCTTGTCCGCTCATCGGCTCTGATCGCGCTGGCGCTTTTTCTGCCATGCGTCCAGTAATTTGAAGATGGTGTTCTCAATCTGAAATGGGGTATAGGAACGTGGGAAATATTTGCGGAGCTTTTCACCGGAAAGGGTGATGTCGTTCTTCTCCGGTTTCTTCTGCTCCATCATAATGGAGAGCATGGTGTCCTCGTTCAGCTCACCGCTCTGACTGAGCTTTTTCATCCGCTGCGCCTGCGAGAGCGAGGGGGTGGCCTGTTCGCTGTCGATGGTTTCCAGAAGCAGCCCTTGTTCCTTGGGTGTCAGCGCCGCAAGCTGATAGGCGGGACTGAGGGCGATTTTCTTCTCGTCCACCATCTGCTGAAGCTCCGGGACTAACTGCGTCAAGGCGATGTAGTTGCGGATGGTATCTCCGCTCACCCCGGCATCCTGACCAACTTCATCATCGCTGCGGAACTTCGCCGAAATTTTCGGCGAAGTCAGATCCGTCCGTGCGCCCTGCCGCTTGATGGCCTCCATCTTCATCTTGTAGGCTTTGGCGCGTTCGGAGGGGAGAATGTTCTCACGCTGAAGGTTGCTGTCCACCATGATGATGGTGGCAGCGTCCCGGTCAATGTCGCGGACAATGACAGGCATGGTGGCCAGCCCCGCCAGCTCACAGGCGTGTTTGCGGCGGTGGCCTGCAATCAGTTCATAACCGCCGTCCTCCCGTGGCCGCGCCAGCGCGGGGACGAGGACGCCGTACTCCTTGACGCTTTCGGCAGTTTCCTGCATGGACGCATCCTCCCGCACCTGAAAGGGATGATCCGGGAATGGATGCAGCTCGGAGAGCGGAATCTGAACAACTACTTCCTGCTGCGGTTTCGGCCTTTTGGATGGCACGGGCTTTTTGCCCGGTTCTTTCTGCGCTGTTTTTTCAGTCATCGTGTTCCTCCTGTCGGCATCTGATTTTGGGTACAAAAAAAGGACATTTCTTCTTTTCAGAGGAAATGTCCTGATTCCTTGGACGGGCTGACAGCCCGCCCAAACGGTATTTTATTTTTGTCGTTACTATAACACCCCCTACGATATAACTACTTCACGGCTCGATTTTTCGGTTTGGAAAAGGATGAAAAACCTTGCCAGATAACCGAAAACCCTTGATATACGGGGCTTTTCCGGTTTGTCGTAATTATACCGTAAGGGCACACGCACGCCAGCACGCTGCTTGCCAACGGCATCGACGCAGTAGCCGTTGCCAGCCGCATGGGGCATGAGGATGCCAGCACGACTCTCCGCGTCTACGCTCACGCGCTTCGCCGCCGCGATGATGATGCCGCCCGCGTCTGGCAGTCCTTCCTTGATGCCGCATCCGCGCAGCCAGAAACGCCTGAACCCGTTGAAAATGACGGCTTTGCGCCCTCACCCGATGCGCAGTAAACCGTTCACCCCATCTCTACCCAATTTTCCTCTACCCATGCTATCCACACCCTGTCCCACACCTGTGCATATTTGCGAAAAGCGCACAAAAAAAGCGGCTTGCTTTATTGCAAGTCGCTTCGTTTTTGGTGTCGAAGTGGCGGGATTCGAACCCGCGGCCTTTTGGTCCCGAAGAGCCGTTGGACAGGGCGATTGCATTGATTATCTTTCATTTTGGCTTCAAACTGCGTGATTTCATCATTTTCTGACGCGGAAATTCGTTATTTCTTGGCTTCATTCGATGTTTTGGGGACAGGTGTCCCCAATGATTGTCCCCAGCCAGTTTGGTTAGGGCTATTTTTTTGCGCTTGTATCGGCTGTGCCATCGGCGGATGCAGCGGTGGGCTGCGCGGCAGGGGCGTTCACTGCGTCCGGAGCGGTTGCGGCATCGAGGTAGTGCTGCATGGCGGCGGCGCTGGCGGCATCACGGCTGTTGATGGCGTGGGCATAGAAACGGTATGTCACTTCAGGAGAAGAGTGACCGAGACGGTGCGCGACGGCAACGGCATCCATGTTGTTGGCGAAGAGCAGGGTGGCATGGCTATGGCGCAGATCATGGAAGCGGATGCCCTCGAAGCCGTGCTTATCGGCGAACTTGCGGAACTGCTTGGAGGGCGTGTCGTGGTGCTGCGGTGTACCATCCCAGCCGCAGACGATGCGGCCCTGTCCGCGCCAGCGATCGCCCAGCTTGGCGGCAATGTCGTCCTGATAGGCTTTTGTCTCTTGGAGCAGGGTCATCATGCCTGCGGGCAAGTCGATGGTGCGGCTGCTTTCCTCGGTTTTTGGGTCGGAGGTGTAATTGCCAAGCTCCGGCACATAGTTCAGGCCTCGGCTGATGTCGATGGTGCAGCGCTTCCAGTCTACATCATCCCAGCACAATGCGCCGACCTCGCCAAGCCGAAGTCCGCACGTCAGCGCAAGCATCACTGCTGCGCGGAAGGACAGTGAATCTTCCTTTGCCAGGCATCGGAGAAGCTCGACGGCACGTTCATCGTCCAGCACTTTCAGCTTCTTTCGACGTGCGGTCGGGCGCTTTACGTCCTTGAATGGATTCTCCGGGATGAGCTTCCACGAAACGCCCATGTCAAACATGCCACTGATGGTCGTGAAGTGATGCTGGACGGTTCGGGCGCTCAAGGGCTTCGGCGGCTGCGGCTGACGCTGGCGGTCTGCTCTGCGCTTCCGCTGCTCCGGGTCGATGGCGGTCGTGCGCCGCGGCGCTTGCCGTAGGCTGGCAATCAGCTGCTGTGCATCAAAGGCGGTCAGGCTGGTGATTTGCCGATTGCCAATCAGCGGCAGGACGCGCGTCTCCATGAGCGAGCGATACGTCTTTGCGGTCGTGGGTGCAAGGTTGGGGATGCAGTAGATTTCCATCCACCGGTCATAGAGTTCCTGCACAGTCAGCTTCCAGCGGTCGCTTGCCTTCCCTGCGCCGAGCTTTGCGGCATCCTCCGGCGTGATGTGGTACTTCTCAATCAGCGACAGCACGTCTGCCGAGGATGGCGCGGTCATTGCCTGCCGTCCATCGGCTTCCTGCACAATCAGCCGTGCCAGCTCCACCTCGCACGCTTTGCGCTGCTCTACTTCGGGCATGTCTGCCGGGAAGGAGAGCGTCTTGCGCACCCAGCCGCGTCCGTCTGCGACCGAGCGCCGAAACCCGACGCGCCATGTGTTTTCACCGCGCTTTTCGATTGACCCCATGCTGCTCATCCTCTCTGGAAAAGATATAGAGGGGGTATGTGTGTTTTTTCTGCGTTACTTGTGTAACGGCGGTAACGCTTCTTATATTAAGTCGGTCAAAAAACGGACGTGTAACATGCGCCTGATTTGCGTTACACGCCCGGTCTTTTTGTGTTACGGCAGGATTATTTGGCGGTGATGCTCCACGCGACACCTTTGTCACACTCAATTGCCCAGAGATATGCGGCATACTTATCCTCTGGCTTTATGATTGCAGTGTAGGTATTCGGATCGTTGTTGAAAACCACATCATTCACAACAGTCTCAATCCGAGAAAAATATCCCGAATTGCTGATTCCGTACAGCTTTACACCAATATAGGAGGAAGATGCATCAACAACCTGGAACGAAAGAGTTACTTTTTGCGGCTTTGTGCAAACAAAGAAGTCGCTCACATAACCGCCGTTGCCGCTGCACTCAATTGTGCCATCCATTGTGATGGGGGTGTAGCTGATGCTCCAGTCGGAGTCGGTTTCTACACAGGCATAATCAACAATAGTGGAAGCGGACAACGCCACAGGTTCGGCAACAATTTTCCGACCGATGTCCACTTTTTCGTTTTTCCCATTGACTGTAAATGTTACGATGTCATCATATTTCGCCGTGGGAGCAGTGATTACGCGCCGCCAGAGGCCTGCGGGAAGGGTATAGGTATCCGTAATGTCCAGCCCGCTGCCGGAGAGCGTCATGCCTTCCTCTCCACACGCGGCACTTGCAAGGTTGGCAGCAATCTGCCGACTGATGGCAGTCTTTGCGTCCGCAAGTGCATCCGTGCTGGCCTCCTGCCAGCCATCCGACAGCACGCCTTCCGCCATTGCTGCACCCGGCAGCAGGAAGCAGGCAGTCAAAACCGAAGCAATCCATCGTTTCATGTGGGTAAACCTCCTATCATTCGTTTCGATTTACATATTCGGCAGTAATATCGGACACATCCAGCAGACTTTTGAGCAGCACGTTGTTTGCATCCAGCACTTCCGCAACGTTCCGGCTGGTGAGTGCTTTCAGCATTTCCGTCATTCGGCAAATCTGACTGTGGACAAAATCAACCGGCAGCTTGCCCGCAGGCGCTTGTACTTTTGTATAGGCAATCAGCGCCGTGAAAAGCGCTTGAACCTCCGCCGCATCGATAGGCTGCGCGCCTGTCTGCTCGGTGAGCTTTGCCGCACGGTTGACTTCCGCAAGCAATGCGCCGTTATCCGGCTGCTTGGTACTTGAAAGTCCCAGAAGGTAGTCTGTTGTGACCCCGAAATACTGCGCGAACTGCACCAACATGCCATAGGGAGGCTCGCGACCATTCTCATAGTTCGATATTACGGAGACAGAAGTGTGCATTGCCGTTGCAAGGTCAGACTGCTTATAGCCAGCCTCCAACCTTAGCATCTTCAAACGTCTGGAAAATGTGTCCATGTTAAGCCCTCCATGCTTTTTATTTTATCGCTTGGACAAATAACTGTCAATCAGATTGTTTATTTGCGAAATTGGCGAATTATCTGTTGACATTCGTTTAATCGTGGAATATAATCAGCATATCAGCAATTTGTGGAATGCAAATAGCTGATACACCCGGAAATTGCGACAGCATTCCGCCAGGAATGGCGGGAAACGGAGGGAACATGACCAAGAAACAAACGATTTACTACGCAGCGCGCATGGAGGCGGCGCGGAAAAACCGCATTTTCGCCAGCCGTGAACGCGCTGCCGACCTGATTCACGTCAGCACAGAGGCGCTGATGGACTACGAAACCGGGCTGACTGTGCCGCCGTGCGACGTTGTTGCGTGTATGTGCCGCATATACGCTCTTCCTGACCTGCGCAATGCGCATATGCGCACCATCTGCCCGCTGATGTTAGAAGGAATCGCGGAACGCAGTGAGCTTTGCGCGGCTGCGCTCGGTTGGGCGGTACAGCTGCACGATGCGGACAGCGCGGTACAGCGCTTTGTGTCGCTTGCCCTGGACGGGCGCATCCGACCGGACGAAGTGGAGGAGGCACTGCATGTACGGCGGAAGGCCGTGGAGCTGACAAAGCTGATGCAGGAGACAATCACGGCGATTGATGCGGCAATGGGAGGGCAGAGAGAATGAAGATGATGACGTGCCGAGAAGCAAGCCAGGCAATGTTGGCGGAACACACGCTGCGCATCACGGCAGCGCGGATCCGCCAGGGCTGCACAAGCGGAAAATATCCATATATGCTGGTAGGCAACCGTGTGATGGTCGATTTCGACGCGATTTGTCCACTGCTGATGGCAGAGTATGCCGACAAGGGGCTGAGCACATCGGATCTTGCCCAGCGAATCGGGCTGAGCGAAAGCGCCATCCGCCGCGCAGTCGCCGATGGGTGGCTGCCCTGCGAAAAGGGCGGACGTTCCATGCGGTTCGACCTGATGGAAGTTCAAAGTGCCATCAAAAAGCGGATGAACGACAAATACGAACGCTGAGGAGGGGGCGCGGATGAACCTGAAAGAGGTGCTTGAACACTTCGAGGTGAAGAGCGGGCCGAACGGCGAAAGTGGGTACTATGAATGCTTCTGCCCAGCGCACAAGGACACGCATCCCAGTCTGCTCATCAAGGCGGGTGAAAGTGGCGTACAGGTCAAATGCCAGCGGAACTGCCGGACAGAGGATGTTCTGGCGGCGGTCGGGCTGAAAATGAGTGACCTGTTCTACGAACCGCGCAAGGGTGTGACGAAACCGACTGCACCGAAGATTTTTTCGCCAAAGCCTGCCGAACTTCCGAAAGCGAAAAAGCCGGAAGAAGCGGTCAAGCGCGTTGTGGATCGGGTCTACACCTACACGGATGAGCAGGGAAAAACCGTCTTTGAGGTCGTCCGCTACAAGCCGAAGGATTTCCGGCAGCGTGTGCCGGACGCAAGTCAGCGCGGCGGGTATCGGTGGAGCATCAAGGGTGTGCGCCCGGTGATTTACAATCTGCCGCACGTTCTTGCCGCTATTGCCGCCGGTGAAGCCATCTTCGTCGTCGAGGGCGAGAAGGACGCGGACAATCTGGCGCACATTGGGCTGACCGGCACGACTTGCGCAATGGGCGCGTGCAAGTGGCACAAGGAACACAGTGAGTTTCTGCGCGGCGCGGACGTGTACATCATCCCGGACAACGATGACCCCGGCGAGCAGCACGCGCAGAAGGTGGCACAGCAGCTGTTCGGCATTGCGCGGAGTATCCGCATCCTGCATATCAAGGATGTCTGCACGGAACTGCCAGCAAAGGGCGATGTCAGCGACATGATGCAGCTGCTTGGCAAGTCGGAAACGCGCCGATTGCTTGACAAACTCATGGCAGAAACGCCGGAGGAAACCGCGCCGGAGGTCAGCCAGTATGAACGGGCAGTTGAACTCTACGACGATGTGCCGGGGTACTGCATCATCGACGGCGGCATCTGCGCAATGGGCAAGGAAAGCGTGCGCAAGCTGTCCACCTTCGTCGCGCTGCCGACGAACATCATCACGAAAGACGACGGCGTGAACATCGAAAAGTACTTCGGCATCAGCGGATGGACAAAAACGGGTCATCCCCTGCCGCCTGTGACTGTTCGGGCAGAAGAGTTCAGCAGCATGGGTTGGGTGCTGAAGAACTGGGACTTCGCGGCGAATGTCATGCCGGGGAACACCATCAAAGAACAACTGCGTTATGTGATGACCGAAGTTGGCAACCAGAGTGCGGTGCGCGAAACGGTATACACACACGTCGGTTGGCGGAAAATCGGCGGGAAATGGGCGTATCTGCATCCCGGAGGCGCAATCGGTGCGGAGGGGGTACGCGTGGAGCTGGAAAGTGCGCTGTCACGCTACACGTTCGACAACGATTTGCCGGATGACCGAACCGTGACGATGGCGCTGGCGCACAACTTTCGCGATGCAATGGCGCTGCACGTTTCCGTTCCGCTGATGGGCATTGCGTTTCTTGCGCCGCTGCGCGAATTTCTGGCGCAGGCAGGTCATACGCCGCGCTTCGCGATGTGGATTAAGGGGTCATCAGGCGTTCGGAAGTCAACGGCTACCGCGCTGACGCTCTCGTTCTTCGGGCAGTTCGGCTATTCCGACCCGCTGCCCGCGTCCTTCCACGACACAAGCAACAGCATCCGCCGGAAAGCATTTGTCCTCAAAGACAGCTTGCTATGTGTGGATGACTATCATCCGGAAACGTCGATGCAGGAGCGGCGCAAGATGGAAAGCCTTGTTCAGTCGCTTTCGCGCGCATACGGCAACGGCGACGACCGCGGGCGCATGACCGCCGAGCGCAAGCTGGAGGACAGCACACCGTCGCGCGGGCTTGCCATCATGTCTGGCGAGCAGACGCCGGACATCGGGCCGAGCGGCGTGGCGCGCTACTACATCATCAGCGTCGAAAAAGATGATATTGCCATTACGCCGGAATTGGAGGTGATGCAAGACTTGGCGAAAAGAGGATATTTGCGCAAGGCGATGAGCGAGTACATTGAATGGCTCAGCCGACGCGCTGATCACTTGGCATCTGAACTGCCGGAAGCCTATGTGCGGCTTCGTGCGCAAGCAATGAAGGCAAGCGCCGGCGCACACGGACGCTCGGCAGAAGCGGTTGCGCATGTGATGCTGGGCTATGAGATGATGCTGCGGTACATGGTGGACATTGGCGCAGCACTGCCCGAACAGGTAGAAGATGAGATTCGGCAAGCGTGGGATGTCGTGATGGACAACAGCCGTCGTCAGACAGAGGAAGCGAAAGAGGACAGACCGGTCGCGATGTTCCTGTCTGCTGTGCTGGAACTGCTGGCGAGCAAGCAAGCGACGGTACGCGATTTAACGATGACGGACAGCGGCGCAACGCCGCCCAGCACCATCGGCTACTGCGACGCGCAATACTACTACCTGCTGCCGGATGTTGCGTATAGCCGCGTCGCACGCCTGTACAGCGACCAAGGCGTGACATTCCCTCTCGGCAAGCGCGCGCTGTTCAAGCAGCTGAAGGACGAGGGCATTCTGATGTGCGACAACGCAACGAACAAGACGACGAAGCCCAAGCGAATTGGCTCGAACGTGCTGCGGCTGCTCTGGCTTGACCGTGTGCGCGTGGACAAACTGTCTGGCAAGGTGGTCAAAGCAGAAGAAGAACAGCTCAGCATCGTGGAGGCACAGGATGATGCAGACAATCCATTCCTGTGAGATAAGGCGAAAGGTGGTGAATATTATGGGCAGCGAAGAACGACCGAAACTGCCGGTCAACAGCCTTGTCGGTGCGCTCAACCTCATCGAAGCAATCCTCAACGAAATGATGGATGAATACGCGGCTGCCGTTGCAAAACTGCAAAAGCGTCCGCATGACCGAACTGCGGAAAACACGATTGATGAGGTGGAAAATTGGGTCTGCACAGAAACGTTTGTGTCGTTGACGGGCGGACTGATTGACCCAGAGGACATGCTGGACATGATGCACAGAGCCGTCGATAGCGGTCAGTACAAACGGCGCAACAATCATGCGGGGCCGAAGCCGGACGAACAGGAACTTGCAAAACGAGCACACAGGCGAGCACTTCATCAGCAGAAGATGGAGAACCCCGACTATGCTGCGTCGATGCGCGAAAAGACGCACACTTGGTATATGAATCGCAAGGCGCGAGGCAAACGATAACGTAGAGCGATGACAGGAGGATGAAATATGAGCAATGACATGATTTCCATGCAGGAGAAAGCCTTAGCCGCCGACATTCGGCATAATCTGAACGACAAACAGCAGCTTCACCTTGACCAGATTGAAATGCGCATCCGTGACCATCGGGAACGCTTCACGCTGTCACTGCTGGAAATTGGGCGCTGTCTGAACGAAGCGAAGGAAGCAAAGCTGGTGTCGCACGGGCACTGGCAGGAGTGGGTTGCCGTGAACACAGGCTTCACGGTGCGCGCGGCCCAGCGGGTAATGCTGGCAGCACGGGAGATTCCAAAAACGTCAACGTTGACGCTTTTGGACTTCTCCAAGATTACGCCATTGCTGGCACTGCCTGCGGAGGAACGTGAAGCCTTTGCTGCTGATGTCGATGCGCAGCGTTTGAGCGTTCGCCAGCTGGACGCGGCTGTCCGTGAGAAGCTGGCGGCGGAACAGCGAGCGAAGGAAGCAGAGCAAGCGGCGGAGGATGCGAAGCGGAGCTGTCAGCAGGCGCGGGATGCCCTGCAGCAAGCGAACGCACGCCAGCAGGCGCTGGAACGTCAGCTGGATGACCGCATCAACAATCCGGAGGTTATCGAGGTTGTGCCGGAGGATTACAAGGCGCTCAAAGAGCGTGATGCGGCGGCGGCAGCGCGAATCCGTGAGGCAGAGGACTACGCGGATGCGCAGGAAGAGCGTGTGAGAGAGCTGCAAGCCAAACTCGACGCAAGTGCGGCATCCGGCACAGCTGCGCAGGATGATGTGCGCGGCTATATCCAGATGTGTTCTGGCTTTTATGCGGAGGCGCTGCGTTATCAGAACGTTTCGGATGCGGCACTCTTTGCGGGAAAAGAACGCGCCGACCTGACCACCATGTGGCAATGGGCAGAACTGATTCGGCGGTGGGGGCAAGTCATGTGCGAACGCTTGAATCAGCCGATGCGGACGGAGGTGGATGGCGATGTGCGATAATCACGATGTCATTGTGCCGCTTGACCAATTGATAAACCTGAGCCAGAGCAATGAAGCTACTGCTCAGCAGCTGGCGGGAATGGTGCAGCAGCTGGGTGTGTACTTGGTGCAGCTGGACACGCGCCTGCGGAAGCAGGAAGAGCTGATGCAGAAGCGGCTGACCATCAGCAGTGCGCAGTATCGGCAGTTGCTGACCACGATTCGCCGCCGTGCCGCAGAGCTTGCCCGCAAATATCAGCTGGACAGTGCGGTGCTTCCGCCGCTGCGCACGGCAATTCGGCAGGATACGGTCAGCCGCTGGCATGTGAAAGACCTGCATGATTTGCCGGAATCCATGCTGCCGGAAGCAATTGCGGGCATCAGCACTTGGGACAGTTACAGCACCATTCGGAAACTTCGACAACGATAAGGGGGAAAGCAACATGAACAAGCTCATCATCATTGGCAACCTGACACGCGACCCGGTCAGCAGCACGACACAGAGCGGCATCAATGTCTGCAATTTTTCGGTTGCGGTCAACCGTGGGCGCGGCGAGCATGAAACGACCGACTACTTCCGCGTAACCGTATGGCGAAACATTGCGGAAAGCTGCGCGAAGTACCTGAGGCGAGGAAGCCGCGTCTGCTGCTGGGGTGCGGTTACGGCATCGACGTATCAGGCGCAGGACGGCTCGACGCGCGTCAGCATGGAGCTGAATGCGGACGGCGTGGAATTCTGCGGCTCTGCTCGCCGCGAAGATGCTCCGGAACAGGATGAACTGGAATATTGACAGAGAGGAGGATGCAGCATGAAAGCTACGGATGTACTCGAACGCTGCCGTGCGGGTGCGGCGGAGGTGCAGCAACTTGACCAACGCCTGAACCGGCTGCTTGCCTGCGGTGCTGACCCGGCAACGATTGAGCGGGACGTGCTGAAATGCCGTCATGCCCTTGACGAACGCGCACGGCGGCTGGATGCAGAAAAGCTGGCAGCTTGCCGCATTGTGGACATGCTGCCCGACCCGGAGTGCTGCATCCTCTATCGCTATTATGTCATGGGGCAGAATCAAGGCAGCATCTCGACGGCGCTGCATATCGCGGTGCGGACGTATAAGGCGCAGAAACGCAGCGGTCTGGCGCTGGTGGAACAGCTGGATGACGGCAGCGTCACCGCGCTTCTGCCTGCGTGGTATCTCGAAATGGAGGGAGGTGCTGGCGAATGATTGTTGTTGCGCTGCTGGCATTGCTGGCGGTAATGGTTTGCGTCGCTGGTGTGCTGGTGAACTGGGAATAATGGGAGCGTCACACTTTGCGAGTGTGACGCTTTTTCTTTGAAAGGTATTGACTTTTAAGAACGCAAGAATTTATCCTTCATGCCGACAGATACGAAATCAAGTTCTACAAAAAAGATTACTGCATAAGAGAAATTTGGGCATACTATATTATCATTCAATTTAGGAGGAAGGCAGCATGAAGCCTCATCAAAGTGCGATTCAAAACGCCGAATTTGCAGAAAATATGCAAATCGGATTGACAAATCAAAAAAACAATGGTACTATTATGGAGAGTAGTCGCGTGAAGGAGGGATTGGCCATGCTGCTTGAGTTTTCTTGTGCTAACCATAAGTCCATAAAAGATCCTGTGCTATTTTCTACGGTTGCCAGCAAAGATACAATCAACGAGGATAGCCTGTATATGTACGGTAGTACTCGCGTGCTTCGAACTGCCGTTATTTATGGTGCAAATGGATCAGGAAAGAGCAATTTTATTGATGCTATTCAGTTCGTCAAGAACCTCGTTATTAATAGCATTAATCATCAGCCGGGGCAGGGAATTCTTCAAAAGCCGCATAAGCTTTCTGGTGCAGATGCAGAAAGTAAATATGCGATTCAATTCGTTACTAACGGTATTCGTTATGCTTTCGGCTTTACTCTTAAGCATCTTTTGGTCATTGAGGAATATCTGTATTACTTTCCTGCCGGAAGACAGGTCAAAATCTATGAGAGATATGAAACGGGGTTTATTGCAGGAAATAAGTTTAAGAACCGTTTTGAAACATGTCACGATGTTTTGAAGCCCAACAGACTATTTCTTTCTTGCGCTGCAAACTTCAGTAACGTTGATGAAATCACCAAGGCTTTTAGTTTCTTCAGGGATGAATTGGTGATTTACAGAGGACTCGGTACGGATAATTGGATGGAGTACTCTATGGAGCAGATTAGTACCAGTCCTGCGATGAAGAAAGTTGTGCTTACGTTCCTGCAAAGTCTTGGAACGGGTATTAAAGATATCCGAGTAAAAATCGACGAAGCGAATATGCAAGCTTCTGATTTACCGCCGTTTTTGGCAGATGAGTTTAAAGCTATGCTTTTAAACAGTTCTGTCAAAAAGATCGATGCCAAAGTGGTATACTCTACTTTTGAAACTGACCTAATGACAGAAGAATCCGTTGGCGTTCGAAAATTGTTTGAGATGCTGTGCCCGTTTATCGACATAATTATACAAGGAAAAGTTTTGGTTTGCGATGAACTGGAGGCAAGTCTTCATGAATCAATTTTACATGGATTGGTTGCCCTTTTCAAACAGATTAAGTCTGAAAAGTTTGCTCAACTTATTTTCACAACTCATGATACTAGTATCTTGGATCTTGATCTTTTCAGACGCGACCAAGTGTGGTTTACAGAAATCTCACAGGATTCTCGTGCCACCGAATTGTACTCACTGGCTGAAATCAAGAATGTCCGAAAAGGTGAAAATGTAAGCAAAGGCTATATTATGGGCAAATATGGAGCTATTCCAATGCTCAACGCCAACCTTGCTCAGATTTTAACTGATGCAACTTGACGGAGGGGATACATATGAGTAACAGCAAACGAGATCTTTCTTTGTCTCCCCGTGTTGAAAATACGCGAGAAGCACAGCATATAATGGTTGTTAATTTTGACTTGACCGAAATTAAAGATCACTTTGAGCAAAACTTGACAGCTATCAATAATCAGTTCGAAGTGGCTTCAAGTTTGGAGTCCAACGGAAAAATTGACGATCAGAAAAACATTTATCGCTCTCAAATTGTTTTTCTTGAAAGCGCATTCGATTTTTATCTTCACGAACTAACAAAGTATGGGCTGCGGAAAATGTTTTCTGGTTTTTGGGAGAAAACCGAGAGGTACAAAAACCTTAAGATCCCTATGAAGCATATAGAGAGAGGGTTGGATGACCCATCAGCGATTCAAGGGTTTGTTGAATACATTAATGAAGCGTACAGTCGTGATGTCATGACAGCCTACGAGTATCTAAAAGATCAAATGAATCTGCTTGGCATTAATCTGTTAGAAAAACTAAAGAATGCTTTTACTGAAAATGACAAACCACAAGAAGTCATTATCAATCTTTATAACCGCAGAAACCAAATTGCTCATCAAACAGATCGTGCTCATGCAGATGCTTCGCAGGCGGATATTACTGAAGAGTATGTTAAAAAGAGAATTTCTGAAATAGAAATTATCGTTACGGCATTGCATCAGGCAGCTCTTGAAAAGGATAATTGCCAGTCTTAAGGTATTTTCAATTGTTCTTGTAAACATCGAGTCAGATTATTATGTGCGATCGATAACTTTGGTGTTGTTCTGACTATTTTCACTCTTATAACTAATGCAGCTACATAACACATTATATCATCTGCCGGATAGTACAGAAAAAATTCTGTACTATCCGTTTTTTATGCCCCACCTATGCCCCTCTCCCTCACCCTGTCTGCACCATGTATGCCCCACCCATGCACCCCATATGCCCCATTCCCTCACCTTGAATGCACCATAGGTGCATGTGCTATGATACAGGCGAAAAACGACAACGTTGTCGCTTTTGGAGGTGAGGCATGGCATACCGAGGGAAACAGTCAGATCCTTTTTATCACAGCAGCGCATGGCTGGCTGTCCGGAAGAACGCTCTGCTGCGCGACCACGAAATCTGTCAGATTTGCCTGCGTGCCTTCCAAGCCGGTCTGATGCGCAAGCCCAGACGTGCAACCATCGTGCATCACCTGATTCCGCGCACGGAACGCCCCGACTTGGAGCTTGACCTGCAAAATCTGCAATCCGTGTGTGCAATTTGTCACAATCAGGAGCATCCTGAAAAAGGTGGGGTGCATGGCGCTGACAAGCCGGGACAGACACGGTCGAAAATCACCGCGCGTATCGTGAAAATACAGGGGGAATAGCATGGAATACACGGACATGCCTGCGAACTTGCAGGATGAAAAGGCAAAACGGCTCTACACGGCGCTGTGCGAGGAATACTTGCGGACGCACGGCGTTGAGGAAATTCCGGACAGCAGCATGGCATTGCTGACGGACATTGCGACGATGGAGCAGATCAAGAGCAAGCTGCTCAAAGAAATCGAAAACCGCCCGATGGATCACATTCGGAACGGTCGGCAGGAGTACTGGAAGCCGAACGGAGCAATCGGCGAGGTCAACCGCCTTGTCAGCTCACAGCGGCGCAACCTTGCCGAACTGAAACTCACACCAGCCAGCAGGAAGGGCAGCATTGACGCGCCGACGGACGACGACTTCTCTGCCTACTGACAAACCCGCTCTGCCCACCGGAAGCCAGCGGCTTGAACAATATGTGCGTGATGTGCTGGATGGAAAGATTATCGCGTGCAAAAAAGTGCGAATGGCTTGTCAGCGCCATCTTGACGATTTGAAACGCAGTCAAGCGAGTGACTGGCCATATCGCTTTGATGCAGAAAGGGCAGACCGCGCAATCGGCTTCTTTGAGCGTTTCCTGCGTCCATCAAAAGGTGAAATCACGCGAATGGAACTGATGCCGTGGCAGTGCTTCGTCGAGGGCAGCTTATATGGCTGGGTGGACAAGCAGACGGGCTTGCGGCGCTACCGCGAAGGGCTGGTGTGCGTGGGGCGCGGCAATGGCAAGTCCACCATGATGAGCGGCAATGCTGCCTACTTGTGTTCCAAGGATGGCGAGCGCGGCGCGGATGTGTATTTGTTAGCGAACAGCAAGGAACAGGCCAGCATTGTCTACCGGGAATGCGCAACGCAGATTGCTTCAAGTCCTGCGCTGTGCAAGCACTTTGAGGTGCGGCGCGACGTTATCCGCTATCCAAGCACGCACAGCATGATTCAGCACCGCGCATCCGACAGCCGCAAGCTGGACGGGCTGAACCCGCACGGCGCTGTTTTCGACGAAATTCATGCGATGCGGGATTTCAAGCTCATCAATGTTGTCAAGCGCGGCATGAACAAGCGCAGACAGCCGCTGATGATTTACATCACAACGATGGGCAGCGTACTGGACGGGCCGCTGATGTACTACTACGGACTGTTCGGGGATGCACTGCTCGGCAGTCTGCGCCCGGATGTCGCTGACCGCATGTTTGCATTCATTTGCGAGATGGATGCAGAGGATGACATAGAGGACAGCCGTCTTTGGGTAAAGGCAAACCCGGCGATGGGCGTTCTGCTCAATCAAAGCAACTTGGAAGCGGACTGGGCGCGATGCAAACAGATACCCAGCGAACGCGCGGACTTCATTAACAAGCAGCTCAACATCTTCACGGATGCAAGCGACGCGCCGTTTGTAGACTTCGATGTCGTCAAGCGGAATGAAGATTGGATTGAGATGGGGCTGCTGGAAGGGCGCGAGTGCTTCGGCGGATTCGACCTTGCAACGTCCGAAGACATGACGGCTGCGGGCTTGGAGTTCCAGCTGGATGACGGCCGCTATTTCTGGCTCTGTCACGCATGGACAACGCGCAAAAAAGTGGAGCTTGACCTCGAAAAGATACCGTACCATGAATATGCGCTCAACGGCTGGCTGTCCATCGTCGATGGGGATTACGTTGCGCAGGATGAAGTCTACAAGTGGTTTGAAACGCAGGTGAAACATTACGCCATCCGCGCCATCGGTTATGACCCAGCAAACGCAACGTGGCTTGTGCGGATGCTGGAAGCCAGCGGACTGCCGTGCAAGGTTGTTCGGCAAGGCCCGCTGACGCTGAATGCGCCCATGAAAGACCTGCGCGAAGTGCTGCTGGATGGTCGTCTGGTGCATAACCGGAATGCACTGTTCCGCTGGTTCTTGCAGAACGTCAAGCTGCGAACCGGCTATGGCGATGAGGACAAAGCGAACTGGGTGCCGACAAAGCGTCAGCGATACCGCAAGATTGACGGCTTTGCCGCCCTGCTGGATGCGCACACGCTGATGCTGGGCGAAAGTCCCCTGCCGGACGGCTTCGCGCCAGAGCTGGATGTCAGCATTTACAGCCTTGATTTGTAACGGAGGGTATACAATGGGAAAGAACAAGGAAAAGAAAGCCAAGCGCCGCGCAAACGGCACGCGGGATGCGCCCGATTGGAGCGTGCTGCGTACCGCAACGCGCACCCGGAGCGACTACACGCTTTCCGGCAGTGAAGCCATCTACTCGGCTGTGTCGCGAATCGCGAACACGATGGCAATGCTGCCGATTCACCTCTACAAGAATCATGAGATTCAGCGGGAGGACTGGCGTGAGCGCTTGATAAATTATCAGCCGAACGCCACCATGACACCATACCTGTTCCAGCAAACGATGGAGGCATTCCGGAATGTCGAGGGCAACACCTACGCATTGATGATTCCTGATTTGACTGACCCGATGCGGCAGCGCATTGCATCCCTGGACGTTCTGGATGCTTCGCTGGTGCAAGTGGAGCGTGAAGTGGAGACGCGGGAAACGTACTACAAGTTCACGCTGGATGACGGGACACTCTGCCGGGTGCATGAATCCAACATGATTGTGCTGCGGCATATGTCCACCAACGGACGCAAGGGCATCCGCCCGATTGACGTTCTGATGGGAACATTGCAGTATTCCAACGCCATCCGCGAATACGCGGCAAATCAGCTGCAAGGGGTCAACTCAGGTGTCGTGCTGAACATCCCTTCGACGAACCTCAGCCCGGAGAAGCGCGACAATGCCGTCAAGCAGTTTCTTGAAGCCTACAAGAAATCGGGCGGGCGCGTCATTGTGCTGGAGGGCGGCATGACTGCCACAACGCTGACGCAAAGCCCGGTGGATGCGCAGTCGCTGGATGTGGAGCGCGTCACCAAAAACCGCGTGGCGACCGTGTACAACATCCCGCCGCACATGCTCGGCGACTACTCGGACAGCAGCTACTCAACAAACGAGCAGTCCACGCAGGAGTATCTGACGCTGACCATCATGCCGATTGTGGCGCAGTGGGAACAGCAGCTCAATCTGAAACTGCTGACGTGGCGCGAGCGCTGCGAAGGATACTACTTCGCATTCGATCTCGATGAACTGCTGCGCGCCGACCAAAGCACCCAAGCGGAGGTCAACCAAAAGGGCATCCGCAATGGCTACAAGACCATCAATGAGGTTCGCAGGAAAGAAGGCAAACCACCTGTCAGCGGTGGTGACTTGCCGATGGTATCCAAAGACCTTGCGCCGCTGGAGGCTGTGCAGTCCGGCACGGCGCAGTGAAAGGAACATGCACATGCAGAAGTTTTGGAATCTCGTACTGCCGGAGGAAGCGGAAAAGCCTGCCGAGTTGTATCTGGAAGGCGAAATTGCAGCTGAATCGTGGTACGGGGATGAAGTAACGCCGAAGCAGTTCCGCGAGGAACTGGCGGCAGTCAACGGGCGTGACGTAACCGTCTGGATTAACTCCCCTGGCGGCGATGTCTTTGCCGCCAGCATCATTTACACGGCGCTGATGGAACACAAAGGCGCGGTGACGGTCAAGATCGAGGGCTTGGTGGCAAGCGCGGCATCGGTCATTGCAATGGCAGGCGACAAGGTGCTGATGGCGCCGACCGCGTTCCTGATGATTCACAATCCGTGGTCGATGGGCTATGGCGATGCAGACGAACTGCGTCACGCGGCGGCTGTGCTGGATGAAATTGCAGATGGGCTGGTGCTGGCCTACGAAATCAAGACCGGACTGCCGTACGACACCATCCGGCAGATGATGGCGGATGAAACGTGGATGTCGGCGCAGACGGCCATCGACAATGGGTTTGCGGATGCAATGCTGCTGCGCGGCGGGGAAACTGATGCGCAAAGCGCGCTGCGGAATTGCAAATTTGGCAGCATTGCCGCGTGTGCGCGAACCCTCAAACGGATTTCCGCAAAAGCTCCTGAACAGCCCGAAGCGGTGAATCAGGAAGCGCGGGATATGCTTATCAAGAAAATGCAGACCGCAAAAGCGGCGCTGAACAACTACCCGACAATCAAGTAGGAGGTAACACATGAACATCATTCAGATGAAGCAGGAAATCAAGGACATCCGCACTGAACTTGCTGCGGAAATCGACAAGGGCATGGAGATGGCGAAGAATCGCGCCACAACGCTCGAATCCATCAAGGCGCAGAGCGACAAGGTGGACGACCTGCAAATCCGCGAAGCGCTGCTGGTGCAGGCGCTGAATACGGCAGAGGGCAAGGAAAATCCGCCGCAGAGCAAGAAGCTCGGTCAGAACGGCGGCTTCCGCAGCCTCGGCGAATTTGCCAGCGCGGTGCATAATGCCTGTACACTCAACGCCACGGTGGACAGCCGACTGGTGCGCAATGATGCGTCCGGCGCGAATGAAACGACCGGCGCGGATGGCGGCTATCTTGTGCCGCCGGACTACGCGGCGGGTGTCATCGACCTGATTCAGGAGCAGTCCATTCTGCTGCCGCAGGCGCGCCGCGTGACCATCGCCGGAAACCGCCTGATTGAGGCGTATCTGGTGGAGAGCAAGCGCGACGATGGGCATCGTCATGGTGGCGTGCTGGCTTACTGGAAGGGCGAGGCACAGCAGTACAAGGCAAGCAAGCCGACGTTCGGTGAGCGCACGACCCAGCTGGACAAGCTGACGGCCATCTGCCCCGTGACGGAAGAGCTGCTGATGGATGAACCCGCCATCGAAAGCACGCTGGACACCAAAGTAGCGCAGGAATTTGCGTGGAAGGCGGATGCTGCCATCTTTGGTGGCTCTGGCAGCGGTTCGATGCCGCTGGGCATGGTCGTGCCGACGACGAACGCCGCGCTGGTCACGGTGGATAAGGAATCCGGTCAGGCGGCTGGCACGGTCAATGTGCAGAACATCCTGAAAATGTGGAATCGTATGCCTGCGCAGTGCCGTGCGAACGCGAAGTGGTACATCAATCAGGACTTGGAGCTTCAGCTGATGCAGCTGATGATGGGAACGGATACGGTGGCAACCAGCGACAGCGGCGTGACGGTCAGCTTCGGCGGCCCGCTGTGGCTGCCTGCCGGTGCGTATGGTAACGAGAACGGCAAGCTGCTTGGGCGCGACGTGATTCCGCTGGAACAAGCAGCGGCGGTCGGGGCGGTCGGCGACATTGCCTTCCTCGATGCGACGCAGTACCTGATTGTGGAGCGCGCTGGCATCAACAAGCAGACTTCCATGCACATGTATTTCGACACCGATGAGGTGGCGTTCAAATTTTCCTGGCGTGTTGGTGGCCGCCCGGACTGGATGACCGCGATTACCGGCGCAAACTCCACCATTGCCCGTTCGCCGTATGTTGCGCTGGCGGCACGCGCCTGATGAGGAGGATGCAGCATGTTTGATGCGGTGGAAAGCATCGTGATGCAGGTCACGGCGGATGAGGAGAAACGTGTGGCGGTCGCTTCCCTCTCCGCCAGCTACAAGGCAGGACGGCGCGCAAGCGTCAACATGGAGCTGGCGCAGGCATACGATGCCAGTCAGCACGATGAGCTTGTGCGCAAGGCTGCGGCAGAGTTCCTGACAGAAGTGCAGAAGCGCTGTCTGTCGGCGGGGCTGCCTGTTCCCAGGGAAATGTGAGGGGGCTGAATCATGCCAAACATCAGCGACCTGAAGCGCTATGCCGTGGTGGATTCATCGGAAGATGACTTTGTGCTGGAGAAGTGCATGGCGGCGGCAGAACGGTACTTGGTCAACGCAGGCGTACCCGTACCGACCGAGGAGAACCCGCTGTATGATTTGTGCGTGTATCAGCTGGCCGTCCACTACTACGATAACCGTGGTGCTCTTGGTGACAAGGCGGAGCAGCTTCCCTTTGGCGTCACCAGCATCATCCACCAGCTCCGGCTCTGAGGTAATGCGGTATGTACGATAATTGCGGCGCATTGCAGGACACCATACAGATTCTCCGCGCACAGCCTGGACAGGATGCGCAGGGCAATGCAATCACCACTTGGATGCTTATCGCGGAAACGAAGGCACAGGCGCGCGACCTGTCCGGCCGGGAGTTCTTCGCGAACGCGAATCATCAGGCGGAAAATGTGATGAATTTCAAAATCCGCTGGCGCACGGGTTTGACAACCGGAATGCGCATCAGCTATGCCGGGGCGCTCTACGACATTATTCAGGTCAACCATTTGAACAATCGGCGCGGCGGCTATATGCTGCTTCGGGCGCGGATGATTCAGGGAGAAGGTGCGGCATATGGCAATCTTTAATGTGACGGGACTTGATGAGGCAATCAAGCAGCTTGATTTGGCGGCGGATGCCCTCAAAGAGCGCGCGCCGGAAGCGGCAGTCGCGGGCGGAAAGGTCGCAGCGGCAGCATTCCAGCGAAGCGCGCCCGTGCGCACGGGACAGCTTGCCGCCTCGATGACCGTTGACGGCCCGCATCACACGGTGGCGGATGGCTACTACTGCGATGTCTACCCTTCCGGCAAGCGCGCCGACGGCGAACGGAACGCAACCGTCGGCTATGTGCTGGAGTACGGACGGAGCAACATGCCTGCACAACCGTGGATGCGGCCAGCAATGGAAGAAAGCGCGGATGAAATCAGCAGCGCCATTGCCGAAGTTCTGACAGGAGGCGGCACATGACCATCCATGAAATGCTTGGCAATGCGCTGAAAGGGCTTGCGCCTGCGGTCGGGCGCTATCCCCTCAATGAGCGCCCGGACACCTACATTGCTTGGTTTGAGGTCAAGGCGACGCCGGAGAGCGCGAGCAACCGCTGGATTCGCGTGCGGCACATGATGCAGGTTGACCTGTACAGCCGTGAGCCGCTGGACACCCTGCTGGCGGCGACGCTCTACGCACTCAAACGCGCTGGATGCGTCATCAGCGATTGGGGGCCAGAAACCTACGAAACAGAAACCCGATACAGGCATATTCAGATTACCCTGCGTCTAACAACCAATGAACAACAGGAGGTATTCACCCATGAGTGAAGCAGGAAAGACGATTGGTATCTTTACCGGCGTGCTGGATGTTTACGTCGCACGGTACGCGACGGAGGACACGACGGCGGCCGCGCCGACCTACGATCCCCCGAAGGTGCTTGGCGCGTCGATTGAAGTGACCATTACGCCGCAGTACGCGGAAGCAACGCTGGAAGCATCCAACCGTGTTGTGCGGCGCTCCAAGCGCATCAAGGCTTACAGCATCAAGGCGAATGTTGATACCGTGTCGCCGGAAATGAAGGACTACGTTCTCGGCCGCAAGAAGGACAAGAACGGTGTCACCATTCTTGACGGATCGACGGATGCGCCGAGCGTTGCGATTGGGCTTTGCCGGACGAAGGACACCGGCGCAAAGGAACTCTGGTGGCTCTACAAGGGGCAGTTCAGCGAGAACGAAACCAGCGGCAAGACCGACAAGGTTGGCTCGACGGAATATCAGACCCCGACGCTGGAAGCAGTCTGCGACCGCCGCATCTATGACAATGCCCTTGGCATGGTAGTAGACAGTGACGACGACACGATTCCTGCAAGCGTGATTACGGGATGGTTCACGGCTGTCTACGAGGCTGCGTCTGCAAAGGCGGAAAAGTAAGGAGGAATCGCGCCCGGTCGGCATTCTGCTTGCCGGGCGCGTACTTGAACCATGGAAAATATGAAGATGGAAAGGGTGGTGCGCGGTCGTGACTTCGTTGCACCAGCGCAGACAATTACCCTTGACGGACAGACCTATACGCTCAAATGGGGCAATCGGCAGGCGCGTTATACGGAAATGGTGTACGAAGAGCAGTATGGCCGCGACGCGGAATACATGGAGATTCTTTCGGAACTCCAGCGCCAGAAACACCGCGCCATCGAGGCGTGTGTCTATGGTGCGCTCCGTGCGGGCGGCTGTGACATGGACTTTGAAACGTTCGACGACCTGTTCACCTATGACAGCATCGATCAGCTGCGCGATGTTATCCAGAAGTCCGTCATCAGTACACTGCCCGACCCGGAACAGCTGGGAAACTGATGAGCCACGCGAGGAAAGAAGATGCTGCCAAGCACTTTCCTTGGGCGTGGCTGATGTATCATGCGCTTGATTTGGGCATCAGCATAGATGCGTTTTGGGAGACGACACCGCGTGCCATCTGCATCCTGCTGAGCGAAATGATGCGGGCAAACCAGCCGCGCGAAAAGCACACTGCAAGCGGATCCGGCGGGCAGACGGTGCGTCTGAACTACATTCCGCGCCCGTAGCGCGAAGGGAGGTGAAACCATGCCAAATGGCACGAAGGTCGTCGAAATGAAAACGCGCGTCGGCGTTGCGGGCGAGCAGACCTATCGCGAGGCGCTGAAAAACATCAGCCGCGAACTGCGCGTCCAGAAGGTTGAGATGGATGCCGTAACGTCTGCCTATGGCGCGAATCAGAACAGCATTGAAGCACTCTCGGCGAAGCAGGAAGCGCTGACAAAGCAGCAGGATGCACACCGGGAAAAGGTGCAGATTCTATCCGAAATGCTGGAAATCGCAAAGCAGGAGTTTGGCGAAAACAGCGAAGAAGCCGACCAGTACCGCATCAAGCTGGCAACCGCGCAGACAGCCCTCAACAAGTGTTCCAACGAAATCAACACAACCTCGACGGCGCTTGAGGAAGCACAGAAAGCAGCACAGGATAGCGCGGACGCAACAGATGACCTTGGCGATACGGTCGGCGAAGCTGGGGACGCGCTGGATGAATACGGCGAAGCAGCAGACGAAACAGGCGATTCGCTGGACGAACTGGGTGACAGCGCTGATGACGCGTCGGGCAAGAATCAGGTATTCCTGTCAGTCATGGCAGGAGCAGCGAAAACGCTGGGCAACGTTGTCGTAACCGGCGCGAAGGCGGCTGCAAAGGCACTGCTGGAAGTTGGAAAAGCGGCTGCCAATGCGACCAAAGAGGGCTTCGAGCTATCCAAGGAAGCTGGCAAGTACGCGGATGACATCGCAACGCTCAGCACGCAAACCGGCGTTTCGCAGACCAGTCTCCAGCAATGGTCATATGCAAGCAACTTCGTTGATACGAGCGTCGATTCGATAGCCAGCAGCATGACCAAGCTCACACAGACGATGGGCAATGCGCTCAACGGCAGCAGCGAAGCCTCGGACAAGTTTGCGACGCTGGGTGTCAGCATCACGGACGTTCACGGCCGTCTGCGCAGTACGGAGGATGTATTCTGGGATGCGATTGATGCACTCGGCAAGATTGAGAACCCAGCAGAGCGTGACGCTGCCGCGATTGCGCTGTTCGGCGAAAGTGCACAGAAACTCAACCCACTCATCGCAGCCGGACGTGAAGGCTTTGAAGCGCTGAACGCGGAGGCTGAACGGCTCGGCACCGTATTCAACGATGATGAAATCGCCACAATGGGCAGCTTCGATGACGCGATGCAGCGCAATTCGCAGGCTGTAACCGGTTTGAAGAATGCAATTGGCTTGGCGCTGATTCCTGCATTCCAGCCGCTGGTGAACCGCGCAACGGAAGCAATGGGGCGCGTCAACCATGCCATTCGAGATGGCATCACGCCCGACGAAATGGGCGAATTGATGGACTACCTGCTGGATGAAATGGACGGTGCAATCGAATACATCATCAGCATCATCGAGGACGCGCTGCCGATGCTGACTACCGCCGTGGGCAAGCTGGTGAGTTCCCTCGGAAGCAAGCTGCCGGGGATGGTCAATCGGCTTCTGCCTGCGGTGACGCAGCTGCTCCAAACGCTGGTGAACACGCTGAGCGCGAACGCGGCGGGCATCGGGCAAGCCGCAGGACAATTAGTCGCGCAGCTGGCCGCTTTCCTTGTGAGCAATCTGCCTGCGCTGGCAAGTGCAGCGGTTCAGCTGGTGAGCGGGCTTTTCTCCGGGCTGCTTGCCGCCATTGAGCCGTGCTGGGAAGCCGTCAAAGATGGTGTCAGGGAAGCAATGGGCAAAGTCTGGGCGGGCATTACCAGCGCATTCGGCACGCTCGGCGGCATCTTGGAGACCGTGCTGAATCTGCCGGAAGGGACTATCACAAAGCCACTAAGCGATGCAGTTGGTGCAGTTGGTGACTACTTTGCAGAAGTCTGGGGAGCTATCACCGGGGCGTTCGGCACACTCAGTGGAATCCTGAAAGACTTGCTGACGGGCAACATTGACCTTGGTGATGCGTTGGAAGCTGCAAAAAGCACAGTTGAAGAGAAGTTCAAGGAAATCTGGGCAAGCATCACTAACGTTTTTGGCACGCTCGGCGGAATCTTGGAGACCGTGCTGAATCTGCCGGAAGGGACTATCACAAAGCCACTAAGCGATGCAATTGGTGCAGTTGGTGACTACTTTGCAGAGGTTTGGGGTGCTATTACCGGGGCATTCGGCACACTCGGCGAAATCCTGAAAAATTTGCTTACGGGTAACATCGACCTTGGCAATGCGTTGGAAGATGCAAAAAACACAGTCAAGGAAAAGTTCAAGCAAATTTGGGATGCTATCTGTTCCGTATTCGGAACGTTTGCGAATATTATCGGGAAGATTTTCGGTGTTACTGACCTTGGCACAAAGGTCAAGAACAGGTGGCAAGCCATCAAAGGTGGCGTTACGAAGGCATTCTCAAGCGCATGGAATGACATTCTCGGCAGCTTCGGCAGCTTAGCCGACTGGTTCGGTCATATCTGGGATGGCGTCGCCGGCGCAATTGAAACGGCGTGGGACGACATGAAGGATGGCATCGGCACAGCTATCACAGGTGCATGGGATTGGATTACCGGGCTCTTTGGCGGCGGCGAAGAAGAAACGCACGGTTCAGGTGTGCATACCTCTTCAAGTGGAGCAGACCACGGCAGCGCTGGTAGAGAATTTTCCGAAACCGCGCAAGGAAGCACTGTGGTGCAGGATGTTGTCTCCGACCAAGTGTTAAGCCAGCTTGTCGGCAGCATCAGCGGCGAAGAGGACGGCGTTCGGGAAGCAATGCAAACCGTCCTGCAAGCCGCCATCGACGCAACCAACGAGCTGATGACTGTCGATGCGGGCAAGCCGCTCGGCAAGGACTGGGTGACGGGTGTCGCGGACGGCATCCACGAAGATGGCCACAAGGTGCAGGATGAAATGGGCACGGTGTTCAACAATATGCTCGCGGCGCTGCAAGCTGTGGTTGATAGCGGCACGTTCAACCGCATCGGCACGGCCATCAGCAGCGGCATTGCCGTCGGTATCCGATCCGGCACAGGTGCAGTTGTGCAGGCAGCACGGTCGGCGGCGCGTCAGGCGTATTATGCTGCGCGAACGGAACTGAACGTCAACAGTCCATCGAAGAAAACGCGTGAAATCGGCGAATCGTATACAGAGGGCTTTGCGCTGGGCATTGAGCGCACGACACCGCGCATTGTGGAAGCTGCGCAGGCGCTCAGCAACATTGCCCTGCGTACCACGCAGACGACGCGAAGCAATCCACCGATTGACTACAATCAATTTGCGGATGCTGCCATTTATGCGGCGCGGCAAGGTGCTGCGCCTGCGGGCATCGACTACGACCGCATGGGCGATGCAACCGCCGCCGCAATGCGCCGCGAAGGGATTGGACAGACGACAATGGTGATGGATCGTCAGATAGTCGCTCGGACGATAGAACCGAGTGTCAGCCGGTCGAGTGCCGACCGCGGCAACCATACCATTGCCGGAAGGACAGCGAAGCTGGTTATTGTCTGATGGGAGATGAGCAATTGGAAAACGGATTTACTTTCAACGGACAGCACAGTCTCTGCGACTTCGGGTTGATTGCGATCCGTGCGAAGAAGCGCACCATCTGCGCAAGCAGTGATGTTGTTAGCTACGCAATCAGTGGGATGGATGGCACGTTGAGCTATGGCGACCAGCGAAGCGCGGACGAATACACGGAAACCGTGAATCTGTACGCGAACCATGCGCTGCCGACGCAGGAAGCAGCAACGCGGCTCTGGCGGCAGGTTGTTTCATGGCTGATGTGCGGTCGCCGCCAGCTTATCTGGGACAGCGAACCGGACAAGTATGTAGTGGCAGAGGTGACGGGCATCGTCGGCGAAGCGTCCGGCTGGGTGGATGAAGGGCTAAGCGTGACTTTCAAGGTACAGCCGCACTTGTACAGCCTGCGGACGAACTCCGCGCAAAAAACGCTTGAAGCCGCTGGAACGCACCTCATGTCGATTTTGATCGACGGCGATATGCCCGCGCCTATCAGCTTCGAGATGCTGAATGCCGGGGCGCGCAGGCTGGACGGCTGCCGCATCAACGTCAGCGGGGCAATTACCGAAGTTTCGGGGCTTGCGCTGGCGACGGGCGAAGCGCTGATGATTGACAGTGGCTATCCGCTTGATGTCTCCGTCAAGCGCGCTGATGGAACGCGCGAATCCGTCTTTGCACACTGCCTGCACTGCGAGCTGCTCCGCGGCGTCGGGGCAACAACGATTGCAATAACGCCTCTGTACGATGAAGCAGAGCAAGGGACAGTCGGCGCATCGGTGACGGTCAGTGTGCAGGGGGTGTGGCGATGAACGATGCGCCGGTTCTTCTGGATGACGCATTGCACCCAGTTGCAATCTTGGAAAACGCCAGCTTCGGCTGGACGTTGCAGCACAATGACCTCTGCACAGCGGAATTGCGTCTGCCATGCGAAGATGTGGCGAATGACCTGTGTGCCAAGCTGCCGTGGGTGCATTTGCAGGACGGCGTGCGCGACCTGGGCGTGTACCGCATCACGGGGATGCCTGCATCGGACGTGCTGCCGGGCGGAACGCGCAGCTATACGCTGGAGCATGTTCTTTCGCTTCTGCTGGATGATCTTATCTTCGGCGAAATGGTGTTTGACGGCATCGGCGTACAGGAAGCAATCCAGCAGCTGATGGATCGGCAGACAGTGAAGCGCTGGGTGCTGGATGCGTGTGACTTCGAGCAGACGGTGGTGCTGTCGATGAGCAACATCAGCATTCTGGAAGGCATTCGGAAGCTCTGCGAAGAGCTGGATGCGTACACATGGGAATGCGACACAAGTGCCCTTCCCTTCCGGCTGAGCGTCCGGAAGGCAGATGCTGAAAGCAAGTGCGGCATCCACTACGGGCGTAACCTCACTGGCATCCAGATGCAGATGGACACGACAGAGCTGGTGACGCGCCTCTACCTGATTGGCGGGACTGGCAAGGACGGGAAAACCGTCACCGTGGAATCATTGACAACGGATGCAGTGCCATACATTGATGCGGACACCATTTCACAGTACGGCATCCGTGCCTCCATCTACCAAAACAATGCGTTCACCACGCCAGAAGAACTGCTGGCGCGCGGTCAGCAAGTGCTGGCGGAAAGAAATCAGCCGCAAATCAGCCTGACAGCAACGGCAATTGACCTCTACGCGCTGACCGGCTACGACTGGGATTGCTTCGCGCCAGGAAAGCAAGTGATTATCTCGGATGATGCGCACGGTCTTCGGCAAACTGCGCGGATTGTAACGGTCGAAAAGCAGGATGCGCGCGGCGATCCGGGCAGCATCGTCGTCACCATTGCCAGCAAAGCATCGGACACGCTCTCGACGACGGACGGCATCGTCAGCAAGCTGCAAGCAATTGAAGCCGAAAGCGCGGCGAATGGCGCTGCGTGTCATGTGGCGCGCGACGAAATCCGCAAAGCGGAAACGGCCATCCAGCAGAATGCCGATGAAATCCAGCTCAAAGCCAGCAAAGAATCGGTCGATGCGCTTGGGCAACGGATGAATACGGCTGAATCCGCCATCGAAGTCCAAGCCAGCGGCATCGGATTGCTTTCCGGGCGCGTGACAACGGTCGAAGATAGCGTCGCGACGGCCCAGGCGCAAATCCTGGTCAACAATGATTCCATCGGCACGCTGGTGACGCGGACGGATACATTGGCAGGGCGCACGACAAAGACGGAAAGCGCCATCGAGCAGCTGAGTGACAGCCTTGTGATGTACGTCAAGAAGGATGATGACATCAGCGCAATGGTGGAGCTAAGCGGCGATGGCGTGACCATCAGCGGCGGCACAATTACGCTAACGGGATATGTGACAACCGGGGAACTTGATACGATTCGCGCATGGGCAACGGACTTCGCAGGCGTAACCATTAGCGGTGAATCTGTTGTAGCAGGATACGGCGATTTCGACGAACTTGTTGCAGGACAGGGACTTATTACAACGCTGGATGCGGGGACGTTGACTGTTGGAAAAACAGCATGTGTTCTTCATACGCTAACCATTGGCACGAAAACCTGTTCTTTTTTCGCGCCTGCCGATGCAACTTTTGACCTGAGCGACATGCCGGGCTACGATGATGCTCTGGATGCCGCGAGGAGAGAAGGAGCATCATCGGTATATGTGCAGGCGCTGGAAGCATACGGAGAAAGCTACTATTCTGCGAGCAAAACCATCACAGCAGATTTGGACATTACCCTGAGCAACAAGGACACAAGCCAGCACTTGGTGTCGGTCGATGCGTCCAGCGCATACAGCGCAGGATACAGTGCAGGTTCAAGCGACGTAACCATTGGAGAAATCACTTGCGTTAGTCTCGATACCGGCCGGGTGCGCGTAGTGGTAAAGGCAAGCAACGGCAAGACGAAACAGCAGGTCTTTGTAATATCGTAAGACAGGAGGAAACCGCATGAAAGAAGTGCTGAATAAGCTGCTGAGCATTCAGATGACACTTGACACGATTCCTGTCACAGGGCGTGACAATGTGGCGCACATGCTGGGATGTATGCAGGCGCTGAATGAGGCTATCGCTATCATCCGCAAGCAGGAGGAGAAAAACAATGCAGTGGACGTTTGAGGAGCGCATTGACCTCCAGCATCCGACCGGGGCGCGAAACTGGCCTGACTTGATGATGGTGCAGGGTGACAGCCGTGCGCACGAATGGCGCGTCAGTGTGTACGACGGCGGTGCAGCGGTGGATTTGCCCGCATATGAGATTTCAGCATCCTTCGACCGCGCCGATGGGAAAACGATTCCTGTGCTTGGCACTGCGGCTGGCAATGTAGCAAGCGTCGTACTGCCGCAGAGTGTATATGCAGTGTCCGGCGCGCTGCGCGGCGTACTGCAAGCGAAGCAAGGTGCGCAGGTGATAACGCTGGCATCCGGAAGGTGGTTTGTGCGACGCGGGGCAGGATACGATTTGCCGCAAGACGGCAGTTCCGGCGGTGGAACAGTGGCAATTGAGGTGGATGCGACGCTGACAAAAGCCGGTTGGGCGGCGGATGCGAAAGCGGTCGGCGGCTACATTGCCAAGCTGGAACGGCGCATTGCAACGCTCGAAGCGGGCGGCATTACGGTCACGACCGCTGACCAGCTTGTTTCCGCTGTTCCGCTGGATTCGTGGAAGTTCAACCTGATTTCCGCGACGGCGAACACGGCGTATTCCTCGACCGCCGAAGCGGCAGCGGGGTTTGACGACGCAAGCTGGCGGACGGTCAGCGTGCCGCACGACTGGTCTATTGCGCTGGACTTCAATGCGTCCAGTCCGGCGACGTATGAGGGCGGGTATCTCGATGGCGGCGACGCTTGGTATCGCACGACCGTCAGCGTGAACAAGCAGAACGGGCGGCGGTATGTGCTGTGCTTTGACGGCGTGTACATGGAATCGACCGTGTACGTCAACGGGCAGCAGGTACACAAGAACTATTACGGCTACAACCCGTTCGCGGTGGATGCAACGGAACAGATGGTCAGCGGCGTGAATACGATTGCGGTGTTTGTGCGCAATGAACAGCCGTCCTCGCGCTGGTACTCCGGCAGCGGAATGATTCGCCCGGTGGAGCTGGTAACGCTGCTGGATGACCAGATTCGCATGGAGAATATCCGCGTGACGACCCCGAAGCTGGACAGTGACCTGACCAACGGCGAAACGGTTGTTGCGTTCGACGCGGTGAACAGGACGGGTGCGGAAGCATCGGCGACGTTCACGGTGGATTTGTACGACCCGGACGGCGCGAAAGTCGGCACGGCGGATGCGTCGGCGGTGATTGCGGCGGGTGAAACGCAGAACGTCAGCGCGACGGTAACGCTGGCGAACCCGACGCTATGGGCAATCGGCGCGGGCAAGCTGTACGAAGCCCAAATCAGCGCGAAAGTCGGCAATCGGGTTCAGCGGTCAAAGCGCGTGACCTACGGCTACCGCAGCATCCGATTCGACAAGGACACGGGCTTCTATCTCAACGGCGTCCACACGAAGCTCAAAGGCGTTTGCGTCCACCACGACGGCGGGTGCATCGGCGCGGCGGAGAACCGCAGCGCCATTGAACGGCAGGTGGACATCCTGACCAACATGGGCTGCAACGCGATTCGCCTGACGCACAACCCGTTCGGCGCGGCGTATCTGGACGTTTGCCAGCGCAAGGGCGTGCTGCTGGTGGAAGAGCTATTCGACGGGTGGACGAAGAGCAAGAAACAGAAGGATTTCGGGCGATACTTCACCGACCATTACAGCGAAGTCGTGACCAGCACGATTCGCCGCGACTGGAACAATCCGGCGGTCATTATGTGGTCGCTGGGCAACGAAGTGCGCACGAATTTGACGCTTGGCGACTATTCATCCAGCGAAATTACAAGCGTCTGCACGATGGTCAACAGCGCGGTGAAAGCCCTCGACACAACCCGCCCAACGACGATGGGAAACAACGCGCCCGGCGGCAATCTATCGGCGCTGATGGCTATCGTGGATGTCGTTGGCATCAACTACAACAACAACAACCAGACCTACCAGACCGACCGCCCGATTTACGGCAGCGAAACGACCTCGGCGCTTTCCTCCCGCGGCGTATATGCGACAGACAGCGCGAACATGGCGTATCCTTCCTACGACAACAAGGCGGTTTCGTGGGGCAACACGGCTGCGGAAACGGTGAACGCCTACTTGAACAGCGCTCGTTCCTGCGGGCATTTCGTCTGGACGGGCTTTGACTACCTCGGCGAACCGACCGAATGGAACAAGTATCCGGCGAAGAGCAGCTATTTCGGCATCGTCGACACCTGCGGTTTCCCAAAGGACATTTACTTCATGTACCAGTCCATGTGGGACAGCCGCCCGATGATTCACATCCTGCCGCACTGGACGCACGAATCCGGCAATATCGACGTATGGCTGTACTCGAACTGTGCGTCTGTCGAGTTATTCTTGAACGGTACATCGCTTGGCAAGAAGACGCTTTCGCATCGCGGGACGAAGAATCAGTACGCCTACACGGTGGCATACGCGGTGGGAACCATCGTCGCGAATGGTTACGACAGCAGCGGCAAGCTGGTCGCGCAGGACGTGCAGTACACGGCGGGAACGCCCGCGAAGCTGTCCTTGTCTGCGGACAAAACCAGCGTCGGCATCGGCACGGACGACCTTGTGTACATCACCTGCGACGTGGTGGACAAGAACGGCACGCGCTGCCCGACGGCTGACAACAGCGTGACCTTTACTGTCACGGGCGGCAGCATCGTTGGCACGGACAACGGACACGGCGCGAACGTGGAGAAGCTCTCCGGCAGCACGCACGCCGCGTTCAGCGGGAAGTGCCTTTGTGTGGTGAAGCACGACGGGACTTCCGGCGTGATGAAGATTACGGCGACGGCGAGCGGCTTGACGACGGGAACAATCAGCGTGACGAAGGGCGAAACCACCATCGCGGCAACCGCTCCGGCAGCGTCTTTTGTGGACGCGACGAACCCGCCGCGCCGCGACACGAGCGAACCGACCGAACCTGCGCCGACGATTTCCGCCATCAGCGCGGACAAAACGACGGCGGCGCTGAACGAGGAAATCACCTTCACGCTGACCGTGGCAAACACGACGAGCATCCGCGTGTACATTGACGGCAGCGTGAACCGCTACATCTACGACGTAACGGACGGGACGATGACCTACAAACTGTCCTTCACGGACGCGGGCAGCGGAACGCGTACGGTTGCGTTTGAGCCTTGCAGGGGCGACGTGGTGGGCGCGAAAACGGCGGAGACGGTGATTAAGCTGACGAACCCGGCAACGGCGGTGACGCTCTCCGCCGAATCGCTGAATCTGGAAGTCGGCGGGACAGCGAACCTGACGGCGACAGTCACGCCGGAAAACAGCACGGACACGCTGGTTTGGAGCGTATCGCCTTCTGGCATCGTGAGCATCAGCGGCGGCAGCGTCTCGGCGCTGGCAGCGGGCAACGCGACCATCACAGCGACGGCGGGCAGCGCATCAGCAACGTGCGCGGTGGTGGTTACAAAAGCAGTACTGCCTGTCCTGTACGAGCTGCCGCAGGAAACCGTATTCACGGCAGGAGCGGATGGAATCATTGACACGGGCGTGAGGCTCTTCCAGGACGTCAGCACGAAGCCGGCATACACGATTCTGTTCGACGTGACATGCGGTCAGAACCTGACAACAAACCCGTCCGCAGGCGAAACGTGCGTGCTTTTCCACTGTCTGGAGGAATCGTTGCCATGGCCGGGGCTGGTCGGTCACGCCGCCGGCACGGACGTTTCCTTCCAAATCAACATGTATTCGTCCTCGAAAACGATTACGCCGTTCTGCAAGGGCGAGCGCATCCGCTGCGCGCTGGTGCTTGACGGCGAGAACTGGTACTTCGCATCCGACCGCTATCCGACAGAAACGGACTACAACAAACCGTCGCTCATCGGCGGCTACAAAACAGCAGTCGCCAAATCGCTGCTTCTCGGCGGCTACCAGAAGTCCGACGGCACGCACGGAAGATTTTTTGACGGAACGCTGCACAGCTTCAAGGTGCTGCGTGGCGCGTACACGATGGCGGAATGCCAGGCGTGGGTGAATAACGAGGAGTGAGTGCATGAACGACAAAGCATTAACGATCATCAGCCTTGCACAGGAGCATCTCGGCGATCCATATGTCTACGGCGCGTGGGGCAGTCCGTGTACGCCGGAGTTGCGGCGGAAGTATGCGCGGCTCAATCCGTCGCACGCGGGCAACATCACGAAGAAGTGCCGGGTGCTGAATGGCGGCGGGACAAGCTGTGCTGGATGCAAGTGGCAGGGTGCGCTGGCGTATGACTGCCGCGGCTTCACGCACTGGCTGCTGATGCAGGTCGGCATCGAGATTGCCGGAGGTGGCGCAACGAGCCAGTACAACACCATTTCCAACTGGGCAGTGCGCGGAAAAATCGCGGATATGCCGGATGTGGTCTGCTGCCTGTTCCGGCAGAGTGGGAGCAAGATGGAGCATACTGGAATGCACATCGGCGGCGGACAGGTTATCCATTGCAGTGCGGGCGTGCAGAACGGCAGCATCGGACAGGGCTGGACGCATTACGCCGTGCCGGTCGGTCTGTACTCGGCGGACGAAATACAGAGAGCGGGGCGAATCAAGGTGAGAAAGACACTGCGGAAAGGCGCAAGCGGCGATGAGGTGAGAGAGCTTCAGACGATGCTTGCAGCGTGGGGCTACGATGTCGGCGCGGTGGATGGTGTGTTCGGCAGTGCGACGGAGGGCGCGGTGCGTGCGTTCCAGACGGCGAAGGGGCTGACGGTAGACGGTATTTGCGGCACAGCAACGTGGGCAGCGCTGGATACGGCACAGAAGCAGCCGGATGGAGATATGCCTACGAAAGAGCCGGATGCGTGGCGGGCGAAGCTGGAAGCGCTGCGGGATAGTCTCAGAAGTGCGCTGGAAGTATTGGAGGAGGTACTGAACAATGCGGTGGGATGATGTGATTAAGTGGATTTCGGCGGCAGTAGGCGCGATTGCGGGCGCGGTCGGCGGCGCATGGACAGGCGCGCTGACGTGCCTGCTGGCGCTGAACGTGGTGGATTACATCAGCGGACTTGTCTGCGCGGCGCTGGGACGCAGCACCAAGACGGACGGCGGGCGGCTGTCCAGCACGGCGGGCTTCATTGGACTGGCGCGGAAAATGTTCATCTGGGTGCTGATTCTGGTGGCGACGCTGGTGGACAGGTACGTCATCGGTACGGGCGTGAGCTGCCAGACGGCGGCGGCGCTGTTCTATATCGCGAATGAGGCGCTGTCGATTATTGAGAACTGCGGGCTGATGGGGCTGCCTGTTCCGGCGTTTTTGCGGAAACTGCTGGAAGTGCTGCGGGACAAGTCGGATCAGGGCGCGGACAAGTATCAACGAGAAGAATCTGAATAAATTCAGAGCGTCACACTTCGCACACAGAAGTGTGACGCTTTTTCTTTGAAAGGGTATTGACTTTCTGCATTCCAGTATGTTATTATTGGAATGCAGAAAGTGAGGTGAATCTATTGAGTCCTCGAACAGGACGCCCGATAGAGGAAAACGCAAAGCGTACACAGGTTGTTGTGCGGTTAGACAAGGAAGATGTGCAACGCTTAGACGCGTGTGCAAAGAAGTTAAATCTAACCCGCGCAGAAACAATGCGGAAGGGGCTTCGCACACTCTATGAAGGCATGAAAAAAGAGTAACGTGTTTTGCTTGGCGGCTTCACGTTACCCTTTGCCTACCAAAGGTCACCCTTCGGTAAATCTATTCTACCACAAGGGCGACCTCCTGACAACCCCTAAACAGCCTAAGGAGGAACGCAAAATGTTTGAAAATTGCAAGAGCAACGTAATAGAACATCTGGAGAGCATCGACGCGCAGTTGCTCGCGCTGGATGCAATGCTGGAGCTTGCCGAAATGGGAGCAAACAACCTTGCGAATGGCGACAACTTCGAGCGCGTCCTGAGCTTCATCAGGCATAACCTGACGGAACTGCGCGCTGAATTGGACGAAGCGACAGGCATCGTGCTGAAAGCGCAAACAGTAGCATAACCAAAACAAAAAAGAAGCGGCTGTTCCATCGAGTGGAGCAGTCGCTTTGTGTTGCCCGGAAATTGCGAAACCGGGAACAGCGTTAGTATAGCATAGAATCCTGAATTTTGCAAGTGAAACGCAAGCTGCAATAGCGTGGGGTGCGGGATACACGGTCAAGGAAATTTTTGCGGGACGCAGGTGAAGATAAAAAATGCGAACATCTTCTGCTGTTGGGGGTATCCCCCCTATGGTGGAAATTTCGACATGGGGGTTTTCACACCGGCGGGGGCTCGTCGTAGACACCGCGTGGCAAAATTACAGGGAGGGGGTCATGCTGAAGCGTAACACAATGTAACACAAGCATAAAAATAAGTGTAACAAGAAAATACTCTTCTATGTCATGGAATTGCAGGTGCGTTTCTCTTGTGACACCTGTAACACGTTTTTCAAGGGGATTGCAAAACTACACGAACACGCGCTGTCCCCAATGGGGACAAAATGTACCCAAGAAAGAGGGCTCAGTACAGAAAAAAGGTTCGTAGCATGTGGATATGGTCAATATCTTGTGGATAAAAAGAAAAAAACCATCTACATTTTGCAATGCAGATGGTAAAAAGTGTCGAAGTGGCGGGATTCGAACCCGCGGCCTTTTGGTCCCGAACCAAACGCGCTACCAAACTGCGCTACACCTCGAAAAGCGAGCCAACAGAGGGACTCGAACCCTCGACCTGCGGTTTACGAAACCGCTGCTCTACCGACTGAGCCATGTTGGCACGGCTGAAACGATTCAGCTTTATTAGTATACCAAATGACAGGCAGTTTGTCAAGAGGGTTTCGGAAAAAATTCTGATGGATTTAGCGATTTTGCGGGGAATCTGCAGCTTGCAGGCAGAAAAAACGTTTTTTCACGGAATCTTGGGGGAAGAGCAGCTTGGAGGCGCGTCTGCGGACGCGCAAAGTTACTGGCAGGGACGCTTCGCTGCCTGCGCCTTTGTTGGCGACTTTCTTGGGATTGGTCGGACGAGGAACCGTTGGGGCGGTGCCCCAAACCCCACAAGGGGCAGATGAAAAGGGACGAAGTCCCCCCTTGACCCTGCAAGGGGCAGATGAAAAGGGACGAAGTCCCTCCCCTTGACCCTGCAAGGGGCAGACGAAAAGGGACGAAGTCCCCCCCTTGACCCCTCCGCGCGATTGAGTTGGTCGCGCTTTCATGCGCCTTCCGCGTGCAGCTTTTTGGTGCTTCGCCGAAGCCTTTGTTTGCTCCCCCGAACTTTCCGTGAAGAAATCGAGTAGGAGGGGGTGGTTAACCCCCGTCCTCTCACCGCACCGTGCGTACCGTTCGGTACACGGCGCGTCCAATACAAGTAGTCTGAATCGACTCATACGCCGGAGAGAGTTCAAAGAATCCCGCGCGTGTGAGTCTTTCGTTTGTTATGCCTCTTGTCACGGCTCCCGTGTTCACCGTAAACCAATAGCCCCTTCGGCTGTTGGCGGCCATATGTGCGTAGTATTCCGACACACCGAGCTTCATGAGGTTCTTGAGTTTGGTCTTCGGTTTCTTCCATTGCTTCCAGATGTATGCACGGATTCGGT